CCCGCCGCTCAATCGCCCTTTGATGCATATGGACTAGCTAAAATGGTAAACCCTACTTCTGTGCCACGCTATGCCGGTACGTTCAAGGACATGGTCATGCAAAAAATAAGTCAATTTAAGTGGATTCCTAGATACAATGCTAAGGACATAGTATTTAAAACATTACAACCTGCTATTCGACACACTAAAGAAGAATGTTTGGACCTCCCTGAAGTTTTGTACACATCCAGAGAAATTCTTTTAAGTCCTCAACAAAACAAATACTACAAAAAGTTAAAGAAAGATATGTATATGCAAGCCGCTGGGGAAGATATAACTGTAGTAAATGCCGGTGTAATGTTAACTAAACTTTTACAGGTAAGCGCTGGCGCTATTTATTCTGACGATGGAGAGGTAGTAGAGTTTGATATAAAAAACCGACTATCTGCTCTTAAAGAAATTATAGATGAAGCCAGTCATAAGGTATTAGTTTTTTGCCCTTTTAGGCATAGCATCGAATTGATCAAAGAAGATCTTAATAAAAACAAGATAAATTGTGAGTGTATACATGGAGATGTTTCTATAAGTCAAAGATCCACGACTTTCAAAAAGTTCCAAGAAACTGCACAACCACAAGTTTTAATTATTCAACCTCAAGCTGCTTCTCACGGTGTTACTTTACACGCGGCTAACGTTGTAGTGTTTTGGTCCCCAGTTATGTCAGTAGAGATATACATTCAATGTTGCGCTAGAGTTGACAGAGCAGGGCAACGTAACCCTATGACTGTGGTTCATCTACAAGGCAGTCCAGTCGAGGAGAGAATGTATAAAATGTTGCAGGGCAAAATAGATTTACATAGTCAACTTGTTGATTTGTATAGGGAAGAGATTGGGTATTGACAATGTAAAGATGTATGCTATTATTTGGTCCCAATTAAAACAATAGGTGAATAGTATGATTGATGAAGAAACAAAGGCTGATTTAAGTTTAATAGCGAATGCATTACTAGGTATAGATAAGTCTCTTAAAAAAATAGTGGCTGCTTTTAAATCATTAGAAAGCGAAGATGCCCAGTTTAGTGGCCTTAGTGACACAGAGTTAAAAAATATAGAAAAAAATATTTTAGAAACGAAATCTACATATGATGAAACTCGTAACGAGTGGAATGAATTTACAAAAAAACAGGATAAAAAGGCTAAAAAATCTAGTAAAACAGCGGATATTATTGAGCTTAAAAAAGTATTAAAGGGCGATGACAAAGAGGATGATTCATAAATCAAAGCGGGGTGAACAAAGGTGAATGAAATAATGACGAGTACCAGAAGTGAGGGTTTAAAAACAATCGTCGAAATGATTGAAATAGAATCTATAACTGGCGACGACATTGAACGGCTGATGAAAGCCGACATCAATATGCGTGACGTTATAGCTTCTAAAGAAAAAGAGATAAAAAAAATAAAAGAAGAAAGATCACAAGTTCAAGCTATTCTTTTAGAAGCTTGTAAGCACTTAAAATCGGACAGTCTTAAAAATAAAGTGGGAACTCTTACCAGAAGAGTTAAAAAGCGTTATTGGACAACAGACTGGCCAAGTATGTATAAGTTTATAAAAGAAAAAGGATTGATGGAATTTATGGAAAAAAGGCTGAATCAAACAAATATAAAAGAATATTTAGCTGAACATCCAGATGAATTACCACCAGGTTTACAAAGTTCTGCTGAGTATGCAATCAGCATACGCAGGAGTAAAAGCCAAGAGGAGATACAAGAATGACAAATGATGTAGATATTTTTAAAGACTCAAATAAGATCGCGGTTAGCAACCGTGCTGATGGGTTTTCTCAAAACGTTACCGGAAGTTCTACCACATCTAAACGTATATCTATTAAGGGTGGTATTTTTAGACTTATGGTTAATGGTCAAGAATTAGATAAAAGTAATGAAAGGCATTTAGACGTTGTCTTAGTAAATGCTTCTAATTCTGTGCACCGCATGTTTTTTAAAGACCCTTATAAACATGGAGAAAAAGCAGGGCCACCTACTTGTTGGTCTTCCACTGCTCAAACTCCAGAAAGCGACGCAACGGAACCGCAGAGTGACACTTGTAACTCATGCCCACAAAACATTAAAGGTTCAGGTCCTAGTAATACTAAGGCTTGTAGGTTTAGCAGGCGTATAGCTGTTGTTATGTCTAATAATTTAGATGGGGACATATTTCAAGTTACTTTACCGGCCTTGTCTATTTTTGGTAATGGCGACGAGCAGGGTAGACCTTTACATGAATATGCTGATTATCTTAAAACACACCAAGAAGGTTTAGGATCAGTTGTTACTAGAATGTTTTTTGACCCTAATTCTGAAGCCCCAAAAATACGTTTTCGACCTATTGAACGACTTGACGATGGTCAATTTGAAACTATTCAAAAACAAGGTGCAACAGATGAAGCTAAACGAGCTGTAGTTTTAACAGTAGCTAAGAAAGAAGAACAGAAAGAAGAATCTTCACCAGAAGCTTTTCGGTTAACTCAAAAGGATGAAAGTGATGTAATTGAAGCTGAGAAAAAAGAAGCCATTACTGAGCCAGTTAAACAGGAACCAATACCTGAACCAGTTAAAAGATCAGATAAACCACAACAAAAACAAAAACCAGTAGAGCCAACTCAAATAGATATTTTTGATAAAGAAGCTTCTGCATCGGAATCTAAAAAACCTGATACTGATGAAGTAAGTCTTGATGATTTGGTTTCGGATTGGCAATAGGAGGAATAATGAGAGGTTATTCGCAATTAGTTATACACAGTAATAAAAACGCTAAACCTGTAACAGAAGGAGTAAAATTAGGAAAGATATGTATTAAACTTATGTACCCCGCTGCTAAAGTGGCTAAAAAACTTCATACGTCTAGACAATGTGTATATGATTGGTTTTCAGGAAAATCTAGACCCAATCAAGCGGCTAGAGAGAGAATTAATGACCTTATAAAAGAATTAACTTCTGAACATAAGTAATGCGCCGCTATGCAAATCAAAGAATTTTTGCGACACGTGTGGTCGGAGCAAGGTTATTTCTGCGTCGTAGGTAAAGATCAGCAGAATATTATACACCCAAAATTTGTTAAGACTGTAGATGAAGTAGAGAAACAAGCGCTAAATTTATTAAAAGATAAACAGGATGTTTATTTTGCGTGTTCTACTTGGGTGGAACCAACCGACAGAAAAAAGCCAAACGCTAAAGAACAGCGTATTTTGTGGTTGGATATTGATTGTGGGTTTGACGAAAAGAAACGTAAATGGAAAGACTACAGAACTAAAGAAGATGCTTTAGTTGCTTTACGTAAATTTACTGATGAGACTAAATTACCAGCTCCTACGCTCGTAGATTCCGGAAGAGGTATACACTGCTATTGGACCTTAACTGAACCTGTAGATAAAGCAGTGTGGTTCCCCGTTGCTCAAGGTTTAAAGTTTTTATGTGTGAAGCATAAATTTTATGCTGATCCTATGTGTACAGCTGATGTTACTCGTATTTTAAGGATACCCAACACTAAGAATTTTAAAGACATTGATAACCCCCAAGAAGTAAAAGTTATAAAAATTGGGAAGCCAACACCTTTTGAAGAGTTGGCGTCTTCTATTCCTATTCATATAGATGAAAATAAGCCAGTAGCTCGCCGTGCATTAGACGAAGCTACTAAAGCTATCTTAGGTAATCACTCTTCCAGATTTCGAAAAATAATTGAACGCTGCAAGATAGATGATGGCTGCGCTCAACTAGAACATATTATGACCAAACAGCAGGAAATCGAGGAACCCCTATGGAGATCTGGTCTATCCGTAGCTGTGCATTGTGAAGATAAAGCAATAGCTATTCACAGCATATCTAAATTTCATTCTGACTATGATTTTAAAAAGACTGAAGAAAAAGCCTATCAAATACCAGCTCCTCATACTTGCAAACAATTTGAATCATTACGTCCCACAGGGTGTAAAAATTGCCCTCACAAAGGAAAAATAACTTCCCCGATACAAATAGGAAGAGTAATAGCCAGAGCACGGGGAGCAGATAATGTTATTGAAGCTAAGAGTGAAGCTTTAGATGAGGTGGTTACATATCAAATACCTGAGTATCCCTACCCTTATTTCAGGGGGAAAAATGGTGGCGTATACAGAGTTATGCCGGACGATGATGAAGATGGCATTAAGATATATGACTATGACTTTTATTTGGTGGAGAGATTACATGATCCTAACTTAGGGGAATGCGCATGGTTTAAGTTACATTTGCCTAAAGATGCCGTTAGAGAATTTATAGGTAGAACCTCAGAACTTATGACCAAAGACAAAGCTCGGCAAATTTTAGTTGATATAGGGGTGATAGCTCATGGTAAGCAAATGGATAGTGTTATTAACTATATTGTTACCGCTATTCAAACACAACAACGTACAAAAGAAGCTTCTCCTATGCATAAACAATATGGGTGGAATCCGGGACCGGTTGAAACTAAAAATAAGATTTTGATTGGCAACAGAGAGATAAGTGCTTTTGGTATTAAATACGTACCTATAGCTGATGAACTCAACGAAGTTAACCCAACTCTACAGAAGCAGGGGAGCTATGAAGAGTGGCAAAAAGCAATAAGTATATATGAGCGACCTGGAATGGAACTTAGGGCATTTGGTTTCTTTTGCGCCTTCGGTTCACTGCTAATGCCTTTCTTTGACTCCAGAGAAAAGTCAGCTGTTATTAACTTATATCATCCAGAAACAGGGCAGGGGAAGACTACTATACTTCAGGCAATGACGAGCGTTTATGGTAACCCTGATCTATCAGCTAAGCTTATTCAGCTATGGGGTGACACCGCTAACTCTATCGTGCATAGGATGGGGTATATGAATAACTTACCCGCTGCTGTAGATGAATTTACAGATGTTAAGCCAACTGAACTACATACTTTTCTTAAGTTCATGGCAACAGGACGCGGTAAGAATAGGTTAACTAGCGGTAGTGTAAATAGAGAAAGAGCTAATGATACTGTTTTTAATCTCATATGTTTGGTCTCCAGTAATACGGATTTTCGTAGTGTTATGTTTTCAGACAGAGCTAAGTCGAGTGGAGAAATGGCGAGGTTTATTCAGTTACGAATAGAGAAAGATAACACTTTAACTAAAGAAGAAGCAGATGCTCATTTTGGTAAATTGTTTGACAATTATGGCCACGCCGGAGAGATATATGCACAATACTTAATAGCAAATATAGACAAGGTTAAGAAAGAATTGCAACAAACACAGAAAAAGATAGACAAAGAACTGAACATTAAGAGTGAAGATAGAAAATATTCAGCTACTTTAGCAGCTGTTATGTTAGGCGCTGTAATTTCTAAAAGCTTAGGGATTCATAACATACCTATTATGCCTGTGTATAAAGCTATAGCTAAAGAATTAAGGAACTCTAAGATAGATTTAAAAGAAAGGGATTTTGATTCACTACAAACACTTGGTAATTTTTTAAATGAATGTAAAAGTAATACTCTTGTCATAAACAGTAAGATTGATTCACGGTCTGGGGTTTCTGAAGCTCCTATTTTAAGACCTACATTAGACTTAAAAGTTAGAGTTGAACCAGATACTAATACTATTTATATACCTGTTTCTATTATGCGAGAGTACAATAATAATATTAAAGTAGATTATAATGATTTTATTAAAGGTTTGAAAAAGGAAAAAGTACTAAAGAGAGCATCACAAAATAAAACTCTTCATAAAGGATTAGACATCAGCGCCCCAGCGGTTAGATGTTTATGGATTGATAATTCGACATTTGAAGACATACAAACAGAGAACCTAAACCTAGATATTCCTAAAAATGTTAACTAACGGTGTTGATTACCAAATTATGTGGCCTGATTTTAAAATAGGCACTTCTATTTTTATTCCAGCTATTGATGTTAAAGCTGCTATTAAAGCACTAAAAAAAGAAAGCGAACGTTTGGAGTTTGAATTTGCGCATAAAATAGTCGTAGAGAATGGGGTAAAAGGAGTAAGAGCTTGGCGGCTTAGTTAATAATCTTCATCTTCATCTCCATAGCGTTGTATTAATTCATCTCTTAACTTACTATTTAAAGTTACACCATGCACTGCTTCACGTGCTCTTTCTTTAAATTGTTTTCTAGACCTATTTTTTGTAGAGCTAGTTATTCTAAAACCAGAAGGAACTTTTTTGTTAAACGCTTTTATTTCTTCATTTATATTAGAAACTTCATCTCTATCTTTAGATTCACGAGCTAAATAAAGCCTCAACAATAATTTACTTTTACGAGTTTGTAATTTACCTTCAGTACGTTTCATAGCGGCTACACGTTCATAGGATTCAGATACGTCTGCTTCAGTAAAACCAAATATTTGCATAAACACATTGTAAGCGTTGGGGTCGTCTGTAATTTTAAGACCTTTTCTAGTAGTAACACCGTCCAATGCAAAGCGATTAGCTTTAATAAAATTTCTAAACCATGTTGGAGTCATTTGTTCTACACCACGTGTGATGTTGCCATTTTCTATATCATTAATACCCCTATCTATTCCTGTCATAATAGACCAACTTGGACCTAAAAAATGCTCAGCAAAATAAACAGCCTCACCTACTTCTTCTCTACGTCTGGGATCAGTTCTCCACATTAAACCTCTAAAACCTGTTCTAGCACCTATGTCTATATTAAATGCCTGACTAATGGGGCCTTTATATCCCAACTGTCCAAAGGAATCTCTTACAGCATCATCAAGTAAGAATGGATCATCTTCGTCATCAAATAGTAACGAAGCTAACGCATCTGCTGCTCCATAAAATGGCATGCCTTGTATACCTGCAAAAGCATAAGAGCCAGCGTATATACCTAATAATTGCTGAGCAGCTACTCTTTTTGTTTTAGCGTCTTTTCCTTTGAACGCTTGATGAAATAATCTAGATACTAAATATATTTGAGCTTGCGCAAAACGTTTAAATGTAAAAGCAACTTTACCTATACCTTGTTGAAATAACAAAGGGCCAGCTTCAGGAAGAGCGTGTGAATGTGCTTTAACTGTTAGCTTAATGGCTTCTTGAATAGCATCTTCACGTTTCATTCCTTTATTTATAGCCAAATCATAAGCAGCTACTAAAGTTATTTCTCGGTTAGCTCTTTCTGAATTTTTAAACACCCATCCAAGACCTTGGTTAACAGTATTAGCTGTATCTCCTAGCTTACTACCAAAAGCTTGGAAGTCTGTATTTTCATGAATTAGACCACGTGTTAATGTCATACTTCTTTCTGCCTGTTCAAACAACTCTCCATACTTTTTCTTGTCTGTTTTAGTAAAACCTTCCGCCATAGAATAATCAGGCAAATCTGAAGTCTCTTTCTTTTGCATTTTTCCTCTAAAGTACAATCCTCTTGCTGTGTCCATAGCTGATAAAGCCTTACCCATTCCATATTCCGCTCCTAGCATAGGGTAAACTACAATAGGTAACTGAGTTAAGTTAACAACAGCTGAGGACATATTTCCTCCTATATACCATGCATAACTTAACCACCCAGCTGTGGAAGCCCATGTTTCAGCAGTGGGGTGTAAGTAAAAAGACATTCTACTATTTAAAGCTTCATACACGCCTTTAGCTTCTGGATTTGCGCCACCTGGACTAACTTGTTTTTCTATTTCTGCCATAGCATTAACAACTTCCGGAATATATTCCATTTCGTTAATATTATTAATAGCTCTTTTAGACATATTGGCATAAGCATAGGGTAAATCTCTTATAAAACCATAATACCCTTCTCTGTGTCTTTGTTGAGCCATTACTGAATCCTGACTAAACTTACTGATAAATAACTCATGTACTTTTTCTTTTATCTGTTCTTTTATATCAGGGTCCTGTACATAATCATCTATAACTTCTTGGACATCTTGATTAAATTTAGTGTCAGGAAAAGAATTTTTAAGCGGTGTAGGACGTCTGTAAGGCGAGCTCATACTTTTTGAAACATAATTTTCTTTTTGTTTAGCTTCAGCCATTAATTTTTCTCTTTCATTAGGAGACTGAGCAGCTATAACTACTCTTTGTTGTGAACCATCAGGCATTCTTATTTCATAATCAAACCAATAATCACCATCCCTCATAAAAGGAATGTAAAAATTCAACTTTTCTTTGTTATATTTATCTCTAATACGCTGTGCTACAGTAGGGTTTATTTTTGAAAGTAATGCTAAAGTTTTTTCAGCGTGTCCTTCAAACTCTGCCACCATAAAATTAGCAGTGTCTTGCAATTCTTGAGGTAAGTTTAAATATTCTACTACTAAAGGCTCTGCAAAATTTTTACTATCTCTAGGGTCAATGTTTTGTCTTGATAGTTCCGTAGCAATATTGTTCCATTTTTCAATAGTTTTTGGGTCATATTTAGCTTCTATCTCTTTAATTTTTTGCATATTTCTAGATAGCCTTTCTTTTTCTTGACGAAGAGCATACGCTCTACTCTGTAATACTTTTTCTAATTGATTAACTCCTGTAAGTTCTGGGAACAACTCATATATTTGGGCTAAAGATAAAATTCGTATGTAATACTTTTGTGCCCACGAAGCTAATCTAGAAAACATATCTTTTAAGCCTTCCATTAATCCCTTACTGTAACGAGGTCTGCTTATTACTACTTGATTAATTGAGCTATCTAACTCTTCCATAGATTTTGGTTCAAATTTTTTACCAGGAGATTCCTCTACTATGGGGTCTGCTTCAGGCATATCTGCTTTATTGAGATTAGCCGCATCATCTAAAATTTGATTTTCTTGTTCAGGTGATTTTATTTCTATAGCTTGTGGCCCTTTAGCACGTTGATTTAAAAGGTCTCTTAATTTTCTTTCTGCTCTCATTAAAGGTTGGTTATAAGTTGGGCCAGCATCTCTAACGTTGTCTATTATTTTAACTTTTTCTACTGTCTCTTTGGCTCGTATATATTCTTCCCGTGCTTCTGTTATTTGTTCTTCAAGCGTACCAGTGGGTCTAATTTCTTGGGAGAGGTATTGTGCTGAAAGCGGTTCACTAGCAAGTCTTTCTACCTCTGCATTCATTCTGTCTCTAGCTCTTTTTAGCGAAAAATCAACACCCTGACCTTCTCTTCCAAAAACTTTACCATACCTTTCGCCCCTTTGCGCAGAGGTCATACCTCTATCTGTTATTCCTGTACCTAAATCAATTTTAGGAGACACAGCCATAAAATCTTCTAGCATTGTGTTACTAACTTTAAAACCTAAAAGTCGTTTAAGCAGATTCATAAAATCATCCCACAAGGTTCTACGAGATCCCAGTTTAAGGACAGATGGGAGAGAGTCTAATTGTGCTACAACTTCAGGGTTAGCTTCAGATTCAGCAAAAAATTCATAAATATTGGTAGATGCATACGTATCAGGAAAAGATCTTTTATAACGATTAAACATTGCTATTATATCTTCGCCTAACGGAGTTATTGCTTCTGGTTTAAAACGACGCTTTTCCTGTGTCGTTAAATTTCTTAATCCCGCGCCATTTATGTTCTTATCTAATTGCTCTATAGTAAGAGCGTGTTTTGCTTCATGTAATATTGAGTTTGCTAAATTCAATGACCTTTGCAATGGTGCTGAATATATTTGTTTACTTCGCGGAAGGCGGTAAAGATCATGCACTAAAATATTTATATCTCTTTCTCTACCAGCTCTATCATGTAAATTCTTAGCGCTTAACCAGTAGTTTTTATTTTTGTTCATTAAAATATAGGGCCCCTCCCAAAAACCAACGGGTCGCTCTCCAGTAAACTGACCGCCTGTTACACCGCTTAACGCAGCAAGTGCAAAAGGTATTTCTTGAATATTCTTTCGTTGTTTATATATACGAGCCAACGCTACCGTCGGTTTATCTGACAGCTCAGGATTTTTTATGATTACATCTAAAGCTTTGCCTAGTGTTCTAGGAGGATTAGCTTCCAAAAGATCAAATAATGGCCCATTGTTTTTTACACTTTGAGCAAAGGTATATTCTTGCGTTCCATATTTACCTTTACCCTCCAGAGCATCTGCTAATCTAAGATAAAATTTCTTGTGTTCCTTTTCCAGCTCTGTTGTTGTAAGGTCGTTACCTAAATATTTAATTGGCGTAACAGCTTGTGCATCAGGTTCTAATGATGCGGTTCTTATACCAGATAAATACCTACTTGGCTTACCTTCGCTTGGTAACCAATTTTTCTGTCTTCCATCAAAGTACCCATGAAATATTTCATTGTCTTTAGGCGGAATAATATCGTCGCGTTTATGTTTTCTAAAATACTTAGTTTCATAATCTAGAAGAGATACTGTTGTTGGTATCCATTTGTAACCCATCTCTTTAGCAGCGGTTATTCTATGATTACCTTCAGCTACATCTGCTGTTCGTGAAAATCTATCTACCCAAATTATAATTGGTTCTGTTAGTCCACCCTTGTCTTTAATCCCTTGTTTTAATTTATTCCATCGTGCGTCATCGTATGGTATCCCATAGTTTCCTTGCAAAGCTATCAAGTCATCAATATGCACATATTCAAGGTAATCTTTTAATGGCTCATTAGTTCCTACATAATTTAATGTATCTGGGAGCTCTCCTGCTCTTCCTGTAGTTGGAGCGACATTAAGTGGATCCCCATCCATTCTAGTTCTGTCAGTTTCGAGAGTTCCTTGGGTAACGTCACCCGCGGGTTCGCCAAGTATATTAACGCCTTCTCCAGCTGGTCTATCGACAAGTTGTGAAACTCCGGCGTCAGGTGTATCAATAATTCCTGGTTGCTGTTGTTCATTAATAGCCTCCTCATATTCTCTAATTTCGGCTTCTACATCACTTAGTGTAACATCTTCTTCTGCTAAAGTTTCTTCGACTATTTCATTTAAAGCAGGATCTTCTGTTTTAATTTGTCTTGCTTCTTCTTCTTTTGTAGGAAGCCCTTTTCTTCTTCTTTGTTCATTTTCTAATGCAGTTGCTCTTTCTTCCGCTTGTCGAGTCCATGTTTCTTCGTTTAATACAAGGGGAGCAACTTGAGCTAATTCAGCTTGAAGTTGTTCGTCTGTTAAAGCACTAAGATCTTCTTCCAATAAAGTTTCTTGAACTACTTCATCTAAAGCAGGAGTTTCCTCTAACTCTTCTCCTGTTGGTCCAGTGCCCATTTCTATATCATTAATGCGTAACGATAACTCTAAAATATGTTCTGGGTTATTAGGATCAATAGCTTGAGCGCCATTTACAAAATCAAACCTAGTACCTGCGTTTAGCTGCGCATATGCTATAGCTTTTTCAACTTCTACATCTGAATATGGTAAAAATCCTGCTTTTGTCCTACGTTCTTCAAATAAACTTTTAAGTGCTGGTGATATAGTTCTACCAGTTGCGTACGTATTTAACGCGTTTGTTTTTTCAAATACTTCAATGGGTCTTTGACCAAGTTCTGGTTTATTAGGATCAATAAATACTGTTTCCTGTGTAAAAATAGAAGTAGTGAATGTATCAAGTTCTCCAACTACTTCCATATCAGGCAATTTTTCTACTTCATCAACTGTAGTTTCTTGACCCTCATATATAGGCTCCAGTTGATCCGTAGTAGCAGCAGTTTCGTCCGTAATCGGAGCAGTAGCAGTTTCAGTTTCATCAGTAGGTCCCCCTTCTGTTTCAGTAGTTCTACCTTCTTCAATTCTTTCACGTAATCTTTCAGGAAAAGTACCAACACCTCTAAATACTCCACCAGCAATTGATCCGCGAACCCCAACTTCAAATAATCTATCATAATCATCTGAATCAAATCTCCAGCCTTCTTTAGCCACAAACTTTTCTGCATCTATAGTTAGCGCTTCTTGGAGAACTTCAGTTAAACCTTCAACCCCTAAACCACCTGTAACATTAGCTATTCCTTTACGTATTAGGCTTGGCTTCATACCAGATTTTTTAAGTAACTGCTCAACGATAGCTAGTTTATCTACTCTGGTTAAACCTTGTAAAATTCTGGCAGGAAGAATAGATTCTAAGGAAGCCTGTAATGTGCCTGTTATTAAAGCTACAGCCGGAGCCATTTCACCGGTTTCTTCATATATACTACGAAAGGTTTCAGGAGCTTCTAAGCCATAAGCACCTAAAAATACACCTACTTGAGCACCTGTTTTTCCTGCTTTATTTGCGTCTATTATTTTTTTAGTAGCTCTTTTAGTAGCATTTTTATTTATCTCTTGTTTAACTTCTTTTTCAGAATATTTTTTAGCTAATTGTTTAGCTTTATGTTTAGCATACAATTTACCCACTGCGCCGCCTAAACCACCAGTTCCCATAATAGTTGCTAAATTAGGTATTTGTTCGCCTACAGTTTCAACCGCAAAACCTGGCCAATCTCTCCAACTTTTAACATCTTTGGTAGAAGCATACTGAGGAGGTGCTTTTTGTTGTAAAAGTTTTTCTTTTTCTTCAGCTTCTTGTAATTGACGTAATGCATAATCATCAAACCCAAACATGCTGGCTGCTACCGCTGGAATTAAATCAGTAAACGTGCTTCCCGCACGACTCATTCCTCTGTCTAATGCTCTGCTCCACTGTTCTCCTGTGGTGTATGTAGGTTTGTAAGGTTGAAAAGACTGCTGATGAGAAGCTTGTTGGAGTATTTGAGAGTCGGTTGCTCCTTGAGGGACATCAACCTCTATAATACCTGTTGGTGTTTGTACTTTACGTATAGGCACTTAAGCGCCCTCAGGTAATACCGACATTCCTGCTGTGTTATATTCAGCACGGGGGCTATAAGTACCTGCAGGAAGATTTAATAGCCTTTCCATTTCCCTATTTTTAGCCTCTTGTTTATCTCTTCTATAAGCTTTCGCTTCTGCGTTAGTTCCTGTTAATTGATTTTCAGTAGCTCCCTTTTCTAAATCATAATTATCAGACCAATTCATATCGTCTAAGTGTTGCGTTGCTTTTAACCAATCTCCAGAATCGGGAGCTTTCCCTATCCTCGCAACAGCCAATTTAGTCTGTCTATTAAACTGAGCGAGGTTTGCGTCGGATCGTATTTTATACAAGTTAGTCATGTATGTAGCCGCATTAGTTTGGTCTGCCTGATACTGTCTCATACCAAAATTAAGAGCAGCTAGTTTTCTTTCTCTATCTATTGTGTCTGCTTTTTCTTCTATTTCCATCTTCTTATCTTGTAACTCTGCTATTTTGTCTTCTGATTTTTCATAAGCGGCTATTCCTATTTCTAAACCTTTACCTACATTAGTAAGAGCAAACTCAGATTCCCCTGCCATCATAGCAGCGCCGGCTTTCATCATAGCAAAATTCATTTGCCTGTCTTGTTCTGCGGTAATTCTCATATCTATTTCAGCTTGACGTTTATCTGTTTTATTTTTATATATACCAGAGTCAGCTATAAGATCCGTAGCTTCTTTAAAGTAATCCTTAACTTCTTTATTATTTAAAGCGGCTAATTCATTTGCTAATGGTTTAGTATAGTCAGGAACTTCTTCTTTAGGTGCGCCTTTTTTACCTTGAGGTGTTTCACCTACTACTTCTATTTCAGGTAATTCTTTTACATCAGTTACTTCTTCAGTTACTTCTTCAGTTACATCTTCATCCTTACCCCTACCACGCCAAAGATTTTTTATGTTTTCTACTGCTTCCCATATAGGATCAGCAGTAAATTTACCTTCTTCGTCTGACCATTGACCAAGTGCTTCATTTATTTTTATTGGACCTTCTGCGTCTGGGTCAATTCCCATAGCCCTTTGTTGTTCTCTTTTTTCTTCTTCAGTCATTTTTATTTTGTTCCAAATATCCCCCGCAGCTTCTTTTAGAGGATCTATGTTTACACCATAATATGTTTCTTCTTTTCCAGTCATAGGGTTTATTCGTGTAGTAGGTTCATCATCTACCCATCTTCCTATCTTCTCATTAAAAGAGTCCATCATATCTACATTCGCTGCGTCAGCTGCTCTAGACTGGTAAGGAACTACATTTGTAGAAAGCGCTCCAGTGTAAGGATCATTTGCGGGACCTTGGGGGGAGCCATCAATAGTGCCATAGTCATCTCTAGCAAAATCATAAGTCATAGTACCTGGCTGCCTCGCAGGATAATTAGCTTCTCTGGCTTTTATTAAGTTCTGTAATTCTTCGTCTGTTACTTCTGGAGCAGCCTCATAAGGATAAGTTAGTCTATTTCCTCCTGGATAATTTACAGCCCCCCTATTTTGAAACCCAACAATGCCACCTTGAGCATACTCAGGGTAATCAAAACCATGTTTACTCATATACTGATCTTCCATTTGATCCCACAATCCCAACTGACCTATCAT